AACCTACCGCTACAACCGAAACCCCCTTTGAGGTTATCGGAGAAGATATATTCCAGCGTTGGATAGTAGACCCTGTTTCCTTCATCCAGGAAATAATTATTACCCCCTATAACGAAGTCACGAAGATGAACGTATTCATGACTACCCAACAGAAAAACGCAATAGAAGCAGTAGCAGAGTTAGTTCAAGCTAGACTCAAGAAATTCAGAAAACTCCCCTTGACTGAGAGAGAAGTTGAGCTAAACAACAAATTCGGAGTTTCAGTCATGGCAGGAAAGGGTCTAGGAAAAGACGGTTTAGCTTCCTGGTTGATTATTTGGTTTCTGAGCTGCTTTCCAAACTGTAAGATCCCTTGTGTCTCAGTCTCTCAGGATCAGCTGATGAAGGTTCTTTGGAGTGAAATAGCTAAGTGGTTAGCTTATTCTCCTGCTAAGGCCTGGTTAACGCTACAGAGTGATAAAGTCTTCTTTAACGAAGTAGACGATGATTTAAAGGGAAAACAGTGGTTTGCATTCCCTAAGACAGCTAGCCCTAAGAGTAGCGTAGAGGAGCAAGTTGAAACACTTTCCGGTATTCACGCTGACTACATGATGATCGTCATAGACGAAGCAAGCGGTATTCCAGATCCTGTCTTTCACCCTCTTGAGGGTACTATGACTCAGCCCTGTAACTTTGCTTTCATGATCTTCAACCCTACTCGATCTAAAGGCTACGCTATAGACTCTCAGTATAAAAGCTCAGAGTATTGGCTTACTCTTCGGTGGGATGCTGAGGAGAGCGAGATAGCAGACCGTCAGGTTATCGAGAGGGTAAGAGAGAAGTACGGAGTAAACTCAACCCCCTGGAGAGTCAGAATTAAGGGCTTACCTCCTCTAGTAGACGAAGACACGCTTATCCCTATGGATTGGATCATGGATGCAGTTAACAGAGACTTAAACCCTCTTGAGAATGACCCTGTAGTTCAGGGAGTAGACTGTGGAGCTGGAGGAGACTTTAGCGTAGTGGTAACGAGAAAGGGAGGAGCAGTTAAACCTATTAGGAGAATGAAAACTCCAGACTCTCAAACTCTGATTAACTGGGTAGAAACAAGCATACTCGAAGAGAACCCCGATACAGTCAGGGTAGATAACATCGGTATCGGTTGGGCTGTATACGGAGCTTTATCTGACAAGTTTGGATCTAAAGTAGAGTCAGCTGATGCTAGGAAACAAGCAGGGAATATAGACAAGTTCCACAACAAGAGAGCTGAAATGTACTGGACTCTCAGAGAGAAGTTTGAGAAGGGCTTAATCTCTATCCCTGATGACTCTGACCTGATAGACGAGCTGAGCGCTATTAAAGTTTCCTACGAAGCTCAGGGAAAGGTCAAGATAGCTGATAAGGCTAAGTTGAGACAGGAGATAGGACACTCTCCGGACGAAGCTGATGCTTTAGCTATGACTTACTACTTTGATGATATTCCTACTCTCAGAGCTAGAAGAAATATCTACTGTCACAGAACGGAAAGCTCACCTAGTCCTTTAGGTTGGATGCACTCTTAAGGAGATACTTAATGGCAATAGAAAATAAAGACGAATTTTTAAACTTAGCGAGAACGAGATTTCAGATTATAAATACCGCTGAGTCTCATATCAGACCCGCAGCTTTAGAGGATCTGAAGTTTGTCTACAACGTAGAGGAAGGACAATGGCCTAGTGAAGTACGAGCTGAGAGAGAGAAGGATCGTAGACCCTGCCTTACTTCGAACAAGCTCAGGAAGTTCGTAGCTCAGGTAGCTAACAGAGCAAGAGACGAAAGGCTAGGGGGTAAGGTAAAACCTGTAGACGATAAAGCTGATCCTAAAGTAGCTGAGATTATGTCAGGTTTAATCAGGTATATCGAGTTTTCTAGCAAAGCTGATGAAGTTTACGCTGATGCTGGAGAGAAAGCTGTAGCAGGAGGATTTGGTTATTTCAGGATTACTACGGAAGAACCTGATTACTCTTTTGACCAGGAGATCTTCTTACGGAAGATAGAGAACCAGTTTTCAGTTTATCTCGATCCTAAAAAGGAATTTGCCTTTATCCGTGAGGGAATGCCTATACCTGAGTTTAAAGCTAAGTATCCTGATAAAGCCCCTACGAGCGTTGACTCCCAGGGAGAAGGAGACTCTGATCTTTGGTATGACTCAGAGAAAGTTTATATAGCTGAGTATTTCTATAAGGAAATAACTAAGATAGAGTTAGCTAAGTGTGTGAATATGACTACAGGAGAGATTAACGTTATTGAACTCTCCGAAGAAGTTACGGAAGATGCCTTAGCTCAACAGGGTTACATGGTAGTTCAGAAGAAAGCTAAGAAGGTCAAGAAAGTTAAATGGGCTAAGATCTCAGGGTTTGATGTACTTGAAGAGGGAGAATGGCCTGGGAGTGAGATCCCTATTATCGAAGTTGTAGGAGACTACGTTAACATTGCAGGAAAAGCTTACAAGCGCTCTTTAGTAAGGGATGCTAAAGATCCTCAGAGGGCATATAACTTTTGGCTTACTCACATGACGGAGACAGTAGCTCTAGCTCCTAAAGCTCCCTACATAGTGACCCCCCAGGAGATAAAGGGCTTTGAGGAAATGTGGAACTCAGCTAATCAGAAAAACCTCCCCTACCTCCTCTATAATCCTCAAGGACAGAAGAAGCCAAACAGGGAATCCCCTCCTACTGTACCTACCGGAGCAGGGCAGATGCTACAGATCTCAGCTGGAGACTTACAGGACACAATAGGAATGTTTGAGTCTAGCTTTGGAGCGCGTTCTAACGAGCGTACCGGAGCAGCTATTAAAGCTCGCGCTGACAGGAGTGACTTTGCTGTATTCCATTTCCACGATAACCTCAAGAGAGCAATCATTGAGACTATGCGCCAGTTGATTGAAATTATCCCCAAGGTTTACGATACCGAGAGAAGGGTAAGGATCTTAGGAGAAGAAGAGCAGGAAGTTCTTGTAGATATAAACAAGAAGATTATTAACCCTGAAACTGGAGAAGAGACGATCATTAATGATCTCAGTATAGGGAAGTATGATGTTGTTCCTGGTATGAGGTTATTCTCTACTCGAAGGGAAGAGTCAGCTCAAGCAATGGCAGAAGTGATGCAAGCAGCTCCTAATATTGCCCCTCTCATGCTTGATCTTCTTTTTGAAAATCAGGATTGGCCTAAAGCTGACGAGATTAAACGGAGACTCCAGAAGTATATGCCTCAGCTCTTAGGAGCTAAAGGTGGAGAACCTGGTGGAGTAGAAGGTGGAACTGAAGCATAAACGAGCAAATTTGTTCCCTAATATATAGAAGGTAGTAAAAATAAACATGGAGATCTTTTATGTCTGAAGAAGCTTTGAACGCAGAATTAGAACAGGAAGTCGTTCACCCTGAAGATGCGCCTAAAGAAGAGGTAGAGTCGCAGCCTACCGAAGAAGAAGGTTTTTCCCTTGAGAAGTTAGCTGAAGAGCTAGAGGAGAAAGAGACTCCTCCGGAAGAAGAAGGGAAAAAGAAAACCGCAGGGAAAGTTCAGGAGCGTATTGACAAACTTACCTGGGAGAAGTGGGAAGCTAAAAGGGAAGCAGAACAACTTAGGAAGGAGCTTGAAGAATTCAGGAATACTACTACTGTAGCTCCTGCACAAAGACCTATCCCTCCTGTAGAAGATGATTTTGACGATCCCAATGAGTACCGCAAAGCCAGGGTTAAGTACGAAGATGAGATCTTCGCTTGGAACGAAACAAGACGTAACACTGAACTAGAGAAACAGCGGTCACAAGAGAGTTTCCAGGAATCTCTCAAGGCTTTCAATAAGAGAGCTGAAAGAATGAGGGCTAAGTACCCTGATTTTGACGAAGCTATTAGTGCTCCGATATTCTCTCCCTCAGTTAGTCAGGAAGTTCTTGACAGCGAGTATGGAGCTGAGATCGGTTACTACTTAGCTAAAAATCCTGATGAGGCTTTAAGGCTTTCTTCTTTGCCTCCCTCTAAGGTAGCAAAGGAGATCGGTAAGCTTGAAGTGAAATTTACTTCGGTATCTAAGAGAACAGTTTCTAAGGCTCCTCCTCCTATTACCCCCCTGGATGGAGACGATGCTGTGAAACCTGATCTTGAGAAAATGCCGATAGAGGATTTCATGAAAGCAGAAAAAAAGAAAATTATTGAAAGAA